TTATAGCCTTTTATCGTATGTCGAATAGGCTTCTACTTGCGGGATGCGACGTATAATACCTTTCCCGATGTTGTCTAAACAACGTCCTAACGTCCGAATCATGGCCGGAATGATTTCTTGCTCATAAAAGATGCGAGGCCGCACACCATAGTCTATTTTTACTATCTCCTGCTCGCAAATATCGCCGGTGTCATAGCCGGAGTCTGCCCAAAACCATGTGGCGGCGGTTATCGGTTCCCCTCGTTTATACGCCCATTTGATAGATGATGCCCCGCGCCCGTAAGGTAGTGGAGAGGGATGGAATATCAACATACCCCAGTTCGCCTCTTTCAGTTCCTCATCGGAAACTTTCACCGTAAGGAGTGGCGCAATGGCAAGATCACACCGATACCCATCACACCAAAGCGTATGCCCTTTTGCCTTAACGAACATTTCGGTCGCTTTGAATGCCACCGACTCGCAATTTCCCAATATTTTAATTACCATTCCCTATATATTTAAATGTCTGAACCGCCCTGAAATGGCCGCCATAACCGGTTGCCGCACGATCAGACTTATTTAACCTTTGGGCCGAACGTGCCATCGAAGCCGCGCTGCGCCCTTTATTATCCCCATATAAACGCGCTCCGGTTTGTATCCACTTTTTAGAGTGGCGTAACGCCCCACATAGTTGCGGGTGTGAGGTGTGAAAGAACACCGGGTAAGGTTTACCACATCTACCATGTCCCTGAAGATGATATTCACAAACGGCCGCTAAAAATTTAGTACCAACGCCTATTCCCTGCCATTCGGGAAGTACTACCAACCGGGTGGACCGGTAAGCCTTTGCCGTAAAGAGTGGTGTTACCGCTAAATGACAGACGGGCTCACCACCGACAAAGCCAACGAAATACTCGGCCGCAACCGGCATAGGAAGGTCTAAATAATAATGCTGCTTAAACAATCTTGGGAATATAGTTCCCCTGACTTTATAAATTTGAAGTTCGAGTTTTGAACGTTGCCGAAGGCAGTCACGGTCATAGAACCGTGCCTCCGCAGTATCATACACCCAGTCGGGCTGTAACCATTCGATTATATCATAGTGGCAGGAGAGAAGTACGATCTGCCCGTCCCCACGTCTCCATGTCTTTGAGAACGCGGCGGCCCCTACCTTGGCTATCTGTCGGTCTATGACCGACGTAAATTCATCCACTACAGCGTGTTCCGGTCGTTCACACGCCAAACGTGCGAGACCCGCCCGGAATTTCTCCCCATTACTCAACACGTGGAACGGCCGGAGCCACGCCGGAACATCGCCGAGGCCAACGGCTGAAAGCATACCCGTCACCGTGTTAAAGTCCCCATCGGGGGCGATACAATCCACAATAGGTTTATTCTTATCCCAGCCGGAATAGAGGTCATAAATAGGTTCTTTGAAAATCTTACTTCCAATACTGGTTTTTCCGCTACCGGATGGACCGACAATCAGTCCGATTTGCCATACCCGGTTTTCGATGGGTAGTTCTACCGTCTTTTTCCAGTCGCAGCCTTTCTCCGCGTTGAAAAGGCTTTTTACCCGTGCGGCCCGATAGCTATTGAAGTCGCTACAATGATGTTGTACCTCTATTCTCATACATTCACCACTTTAAGGGTTAGACCTTCTTTCAGGAGACGCTCATAAATCTCCTTTTGCTCTTTTTCATCTGCGCAAATGACGATCACGCCATATTGCGGCTTGTAAGTGTACTTGCCCATACTTGTCTCGTTTTAAGGATTTGGGACAAAGGTAGAACCAAACTATCTAGAGAGCGAATTTACGCCTGACCTTGCACTGCACGGCCTATGCAGTCGCTTGATAAATAGCGAATGATACCGTACACCTTTCGCTCGCTCAAGGCATATTTGTCAGAAAGGACGGCCACGATATAGGTTGTCTTTTCACCCGCCGCCCGCATTCGGGTATAATCATCGAACAAATCGACATACAAACAATCGCTTGTCCTTATTCCGGCATTAAATAGACGCTGGAGCAATTCCTTATTGAAAGAAAGTATCTCGTATATTGTCATAATCTCCAAAAATTAAAGTATATTTGTATTGCCAATCACATAAAACAAAACGAGACATCGCGACTGAAGGCTTACAGCCCCCGGTCGTGCGGTGTCTCGCATTTGTTTGTTAGTATGTGATTGGCGTCTTTACTAACAGCCGGGGGCTTTCTTTTTGCCTGTCCCCGATAAGGCGTTAAGTTTGCTAGTGATAAGGTCTGCAGATAATCATTACGTTTTTATCGCTAGAACAACAGGATTCAATAAATCCTTCCTCCAAAATCTCATTCGATATATCTTTTTGAGGCCTAACCTTCAATTGCAAGAGGAACCACTATTATAGAGAATGAATCACTGGTTGCATTATAATCTATAGTCACGAACTGCATCCCTATAAAGCTGTTTATTCCGAGCCCAGCTATGACATAGCCCAACCTAGCATCACCATTATTCTCAATATAGGCGGCAAACGTATTGAGATAAATAGGATTTGTACAGCTCTCAATCAAGGATTCCGGAATGCTTGTCCTTAATATGGCTCCGTTTTGAACGGCCTCTATAACTTTTTTAAACGAAGTCACGCTAGAGAACGCGGACCTTATCTCTTCAGATGTCGATTTGGATGTCAAGACATAAACCTCAGGTCTAACCGTTTCATAGTTTATGGCAGATTTAAGATTTATATCTTTTTTATCAGATACAGAACAAGCTGTTTTAGTCCCGGTAATTTGAATATAATGTGAGACAAGATTCTTATCAACATAAGATATGTTTATATAGCGAACTACATTAGCAACCATATGCCCTCCCAGGTTAACGCAAGAACGGTTATTTCCTGTCCCTGTGGAAGTATCAACAATATAGAATTTAGTTGTCGTTTTTTTTGCCAATTCTATTATATGATCTAATCCCCCAAGAGGATTGAATACAGCCGCTACCTCCTCTTTTGTAGATGTTTTTGTCAAATCAAAGATTGAGGAAGGTAAATAAACTTCTTCACCTCCGCTTTCGTAGAAACACACAGAATAGGTAAACTTATCATCCGCAGCGTCTTTGCACGTTACTTTGACTGTCTTGAGCACTCCTCCTTGTCCTATATATGACAATTCCATCTCTCCCGTGCTTGAGTTCATGGTAGCGTACACATTACATGCGTAGTTAGCGATGAAGACAGATGGAAGTGTATAATCGTAATCTCCTGATTGTCCTAATGAAAATAAATAGAACATATACGCAAGAGCTACGTTATCTTGGCTTGGATCAAGCCCGAATGCCGCCAAGATCTCATCGCTGGTAGATGCCGAGGTCAAGCCCAATACAGCTGCCGGGAATTTGTAAACATCCTTGATATCATACAGTTTTTTGACTTGTTGAGTGCTCATCAATCCAGATTCATTTTGGGTAGCGATATTGAGGGCGGAAAATGTCCCTTCCGCTGATCCATCGACGGAGGGTTTGAACACATAATCCCTAAAGGTTCTTAGCTCAGCGGCGTTCGTTACGTTCACGTTGCCCCCGCCGCCTTCTCCGGATCCACCGGATATGGATATGTTGCCACTACCAAATATCGACTGCCCGTTGATTGTCTTCAAGCCGGTCTCCTTGACAAACTTGCTGTCGTTCTCCAACTCGCTTGTCTTGGAGGGGATGGCGGTGTCGGAAGGTAATGCGCCTACCTCGCTGGCCGTGTAGGAGGGCTTGTCCGGGGAGTTTACCCAGCCCGGTTTGTTGTTGACATTGGCCCATTCCACGGAATCCACCGTTCCGCCACCGGAGCCGCCGGATATGGATATGTTGCCGGATCCCAGTATCGACTGCCCGTTCACGGTCTTCAAGCCGTTCTCCCTGACGAACTTGCTGTCGTTCTCCAGGTCACTTGTCTTGGACGGTATCTTGGTGTCGCCGTCCATCACCTTGGTGGGCAGGGCCGCCACCTTCGCCAAGAGCTCGTTGATCTTGGCTGTCGTGTAATTCAATAGTCCCATCTTATTTCAATGCTTTAAGTTCCACGTCGTTCGAATCTCTCAACAGGTCGCCGGAGGCATCGCGGAGGTATTCCCGCCGGCCTTCCTGACGCACCGTTCGCATGACCTCCACGTTCCCGCCCCGTACGGTTTTGAAGGTCACCGTCCGGGAACGGTCTACGCCCTCGTTCACCGTTCCGGTCGAGAGGGTGGCCACGCCATCACCGGTTCCCGTCAGGGCGACCGTGATCTCGCCGCCCCCTTGCTCCCAGGGTATCGTAACGGTACCCATCACTCCACCGTCCAGTCAGTGTTGGACTCCACGTTCACGGTCACCGGGTTGCCCTGGTAATCCAGCAGGATCTCGCCCTCCGTGACACGCAGGTAGGCGTCTCCTGCCGCCAGTGTCAACAGGCATACGTCCTGGTGCCCCCCCTCGTCCGTCACGATGACCTGCCTCGTCTGCGGATCGATCTCCGTGTTCGCCGGTACCGTAACGGCGATGGAGAAGTCATACACCGCTAATCCACCGGGATCGCCCGCTATCGCCTCCCCGTTGGCCGTCAACACGCTGTTTGCCGTATAATTGTCGGGCAGTGCTATCTCCAAGTCTCCCATGCCGAGGGAGAAGGTCAGCCTCTTCGAGTTGCTGACACCGGATATGGTGACCACCTTTCCCGTCTTCTCGCTCGCCGCCGTATCCGCTATGTCCACATACTCGGGCTTGCCCGCCTGCATGACCGTTCGCTGCACGTCCGGGCAGTTTACCGCCTTCCAAGTCAATACCGTACTTCGCGCGTTCCGGCCGGTATGCTCCGCGTCCGACCTTACGCTTACCTCCTTGTCACCCGATCCTTGGGGCGGGGTGACCACCGCCCATGCCGCTTTCGCCATGATCTTTCGTCTTTTTTATTTGTTAATCACTCGATTCTCCATTCCGTGTTCGACCTCACCCCGAACAGCGCGGGCATCTCATCGGTCACCCATACGGGCTCGTCAGGAGATACCAACAGCCACACCCCATAGTCCACGCCGCAGACCTTGGTGAGCCTCACGCCGACCCGGGCCATCCTACGGAGGGTGGCGCTCACGCTCCCGACCCGTTCCAGCTCCACCCGTACCGTCTCGACCCTTATGATCTTTCCACTAACGCACGCCATACCTCACCGTCTCGTCCGTCTCGATCCCTATGATCTCCGTCCTCACGCCGTCCGCCATGTTCGCATCCGGGATCTCCACCCGCACCTGGCACCTGATCCGTCCACCTCCCCCGATCCGGGAGGTGTCGAGCGTGACGATATAGGTATTCTCGTCAAGCCGGCCCATCCCGGACTTGGGGATCGTCTCCGTCCGGTTGGAATAGATGTAGAACAGGGCCTCGAATTCCACGTCATCCATCGTGAGCCCGCCCGGCAGGTCGAGGCTCAGGGCGAACTTCATCTCCGTGCCGGTTATCGACAGGTTACTTTCATTCTTCATTGTCACGCCTCCTTTAATGTTATGTTCCGTATTTGCAGTACGCACGCCGAGATCGCCGCAAAGAGCAGTCCATCCCCCGAGGTGCTGTCCCGATCCGCCCTGAACTCCACCGAGAACGTCTTGTAGGACGCGCTCACCTCCTCGCCATAGATGACATCGTCGGTGTTGATGAAGTCAAGGCTATTGTCGCCGATCGCCGATATGATGTTCGTCGTCCCGGACGATATTCTCGCCTGGAACGATAGCCGGTACCGGTGTCCCATCTCCAGCTTGCCGCCCATACGTCCCTTGTTGAACATCACCTGGTCGGTATTGGCCTCCCCGCCGAACCGCAAGGTGGCCACGCCGCCGCTGACCGACTGGACGGACGAGTCCCCGTAAGCGTTCCAGTAGGACGAACTGGTGAGATCCGTCCCTTGCAGGATCTCGTCTCCGGTGACGGTGTACCGCTCGAAATAGGCCGTGAGGCTCTTGTTGCCGTCCAGCGTGACCGTATGCCGCTGATACCCGCCATCCGACCAGCGGACGAACCGCCAGCCGCTGGCCTCCGTGGCGTTGACCGTCACCTTGGTTCCCTTCTCGTAGCTTCCCGCTCCCGTGACGGATCCGCCTCCCGATGGACTGACCGACAGGGAGAGCGTGAACCGCTCGACCTGTATCTTGCTGAAATAGGCCGTGAAGGAATTGTTGGGCTGCCCCCACGTGATCATGTGCCTGCGGCTCCCGTTATCGCTCCAGCGGACGAACTCGTACCCATCCGCCGGTATAGCCTCTATGTACTCGGACGTGCCGATCCGTTTCAGGTAGCCCCCGGCCTCCGGGACCGTCGTTCCGCCGCCTGTCGGGGAGACGGAGACGAAGCAGGTGAGTATCTCGTAATCCTGCTCGGCCACCCGCAACACCCCGTCATCGTTCGTGAACACCTTCCCGCTCCGGTTCAGGTCGTCCGCCGAGAAGGTGACGAACTTGCCGCTCGCGCTTCGCAGGGTAAGCGACCCGGGGGTCACCACCGCACTCCTGCCGCCCTTGGACAGGTTAAGCTCCGGCGTGCCGTTATTGACGGATAGCCTCGCCACGTCGATCCCGTCATGGGCGATCCGTACGTACCCGTTCGACAGGATGAGCTCCGTGTTCGGCCCCAACGAGTGAAAGACCCCGGCCATTTCCACCGACCCGTCCGTGTGGATCTTGAACCGGTCGTTCACATTCAGAGCATTCGTCCGGATCGCCTTGGCGATGAGCGCGGAGGTGATTATCAGGTCGGCGTTGATGAGCGAGGTGTTGACGCTGCCGCCCTTGATGACAGACATGCCCCGCTCCGCGTAATAGACCAGCTCCTCGTAATCCTTGTAGCCCATCATCTTGGCGATGTCGTTCCGGTCTTTCAGCGACACCTCGCCGATCTGTTGGGACAGGTCGCTCTTGGACTCGTCTATCGCCTCCTGCTTGATCTTCCGTTGGATCGCCTTGTTCGCGCTCTCGATGGCCGTGGCGAGCGATGCGTAGGCGTTGTTGAACGCCGCGAACTTGCTGTCCACGTTGTTTTTCTCCGTTGTTGTCGCCTTCCCGTCGGCGATGGCGGAGTTGATGGCGGCTATCAGGTTGGTCGTGGCCGTGTTGAGGCTGTTCTTCGCCGCGTACAGGACCGATTTCTCCGTACCCGCAAGGAAGGGGTTCGCGTACAGGGCCGTATAGGTCGCGTCCGTCTCCTTCTTCGTTTGGTTCACCGTGTTGATATACTTCTCGATCGCCTTGGCTTCCGCCTCCGATACCAAACCATCGGCGAAGGCCCCGTCCACGTACCTGTTCAGGTCGCTCACCGCGTCCTTGGCGGCGTTCGCGCCCTCCATGGCTTGCGAGGCCGTGTTGTTAGCCTCGTCCGCCGCCTTCCGGGCGTTGTCCGAGTAGCCTTTCAGCTTGTCCTGTATGGACTGGTTGGCCGTCTCCACCGCCGTTTGGAACTTGTTGTAGCAGGTCGTGAACGTGGCGTACTTGCTGTCCACGTAGGACTTCTCTGCGGCGGTCGCCTTACCGTCGGCGATGGCAGCGTTGATGGCGTTGACCAGCGCGTCCGTGGCGGAGAAGAGGGAAACCTTGGCGTTGTACAGCGAGGTCTTCGCAGAGCCCTCCAAATAGGGGTTGTTGTACAGTCCGTTGTAGGTGGCCAACGCCTGTTGCCGCTCGTTGCTCACCACGTTGACGTACTTCTCGATCGCCTTGGCCTCCGCCTCCGATACCAGCCCGTCGGCGAAAGCCCCGTCCACGTACCCCTTCAGGCTGCCTACGCTGTCCCGCACGTCCGATGCCTCCTTGCTCGCGCCGGCCGCCGCGTCCTTGGCCTCCTGGATCTCACGGTCGATGACCGTCATGTCCGGAGCGTCCGTCAGGTTCCCGAAACCGGTGGATCCCGGCTTGATCACCATCTTGCCGGTGAACACGTTCTTGTCGGCGTTCGGCGAGATCACCGTCACCTCCTTGCCCGACATCGAGTAGGAGTCGATCCCGGAATATAGCTTGATACAAGGCGCGTCATCGTCATAGGAGGAGAGGAACACCGCGTGCTGCCGGGCGGTGTCCGTCTTGTTGCCGACGGTGACGATCGTGTCGCCCGCCTTGGGTGTCATGCTGCCGGCATCGCGGTCCGTGACAGACAGGTCGATATAATCGTCACCCACGTTAATCACCCGCCGCCAGTAATACTGGTTTCGCACGTTATGGGACGTGCCCGTCTTCACGTTGAACTCCCGGCACTGCGCCAGGTCGTCCACGGCGAACTCGTTCACGATCTCCCGCTCGCCGTCCGACTGCTTGAAATAGCAGCGGTAGGCGCGCTCGCCTCCGTCGATGGCGGCCCGCAGTTTGTCATTTACGGAATCGTACAGGATGGAGCCGGCACTGTTGTGCAGGTCCTCGTACTCGGCCGATACCTCCTCCACACGGACGCACTCCATGCTCGCCGGCGACAGGACGATACGGCCTCCCACGTGCGAGAGGTGCTTGATCTCCAATGTGTCGAAGTAGGCCTTCAGCCGGATGTAGATCTCGTCCGCCTCGATGTACGACTTGCCCGTCTCCGGATCCCGTTTCACCACGAACCCGGAGCCGAACGGCCCGGCGGTGAAGTCTTGTGACTCGATATTGTCGGAGACCAGCCCGCCCAGGAATCTCATGAGGTACCGGGTCTCGTCCGGCCTGTCCTTGCGCAGGAAGGTGGATATCGCCCTCAAGGCCGAGAAGACGTTGTTGTCGGTCGGTACCGTGTCGTCTCCGCTCTTGATGACGTTGATCGATCCCCCGGCCTGGCTGAGCGCCGGGAGAAAGGCGTCCACCTTCCGCTCGATGGATTCTCGCCACGTGGGCGTCACCGTGTCGGATATATCGATCCTCACGTCGTAGGGGTCGGCTAACTTTCGGGTGAACCCGATGATCCGGCTGTCCCGATAGCCGGTGGAGGGGAAAAAGACAGGGTTGTGCAACCGGACACGCTGTCCCAAGGCGACACGGATCCCCCTTTTCTTGAGGATGATCGGGTCGCTGTCGCCGCTGTAGACGGAGCTATCGGCAGAGTGTTTCTCCAGGTAATCCCCGGCCACCTTTTGAAGTTCCTCCTCCGCCAGCGCGTAATACTCGTCCGGCATCCGTATGTTGTAAAGGATGTAAGTATCGCCGGAGGCGGGTGCCATCACCCCGCCCGGGATCTGTGTGTTCTCGTCCGGGTATTGGTTGATCAGCTCGAACTCCCCCGTGGAGGAGTCGTAATTGACCTCGAAGTCGTATCCGGACAGCTCCCCGGTCTGGATGGCCATGCGCTTGACCAGCCCGCCGATCTCGTGGTCGTTCGGGTCGAAAGGCATCTCCTCGTCGGTCACGTAGTAGACGCGGATCGTCTTCCCCTCGGATTCCCGCTCGATGGAGCGGACGGCGGACAGCGTGCCCACCCTCCGGGGATAGACCTCCTCGAAGATGACCTCACGCTCGACAACGCCGTATTCGGTATTCCTCTCCAGGTATCTCAATGGGGAGGGCAGGCGGAGGTGATCGGATCCGTATTTGGCCCGCTCAATGTTGCGGGTGCTTCCCTTGGCGTAGAGCCGGGTGAAGAACCGGTCGTTCTCCTCGTCCCGCCGGCTCATGCCCAGCAACCCGCCCACGGCCGTACCGTCGGCTGCGTAGCCTAACCCCATCGGCTCCCCGTGCTCGCACTTGCCCAGGTAGAGGGTCGTGCCGACGATCCACCACTCGGTCTCGAAGGTCTCGGCGATCCGGTTCAGGGCGGTGAGGCAATCGATCCCGTCGTAGGTCACGACCTTGTAGTCGGCCGCGATCACGCTTCCGATCCTCCAGTCCGTCGTTCCCTTGACGCGGTTGATATTGTCCACGATCAGTCGCAGGTGGGCCGCCGGGCCGTCCGTCAGCGAGAAGTCCGAGTCCATGTCACCGTCCGTCAGGAGGAAGCAGAGGGCCTTCGACAGCTCGCTCTCGATGCCTTGGAAGCGCGGGGCGTACTCATACTCCAACGTGCTCGCTTGATTGGGGCACGGGACGGTGAGAAGCGTATATCGCTCCCCCTCGTAATCCACGTAATCGCCGATGTCGAAGGGTATGGCCTCCCACGTGGTGAAAGAGACGCTGAGCGCGTTGTCTCCCATCACCGCTTTCTGTTGCGTGGAGTTGTCGTCCGGACAGACTTCCGCGCGTAGGTTCCCCGATTTGTCGTATATCCTCAGTTCCATTCAAGTGTCGTTTTAATGCCGCTTCAACATCGTTAGAAATCCGGTTTCGGCTCGCGGAACTTGACCGTCCATATCGCCGCCAGCCTTCCGGTCGTCCGGAGCCGTGTCTTCATCACCGTCCCCGGACAGCTCAGGTAATAGAGCTTGTAGGTCTTCCCGATCTCGGAGACCCTCACGTTCAGGAGGCCGGATCTCAGGATCTCTATGAAGCCCTTGTATTTTGTCCGGAACTCCTGCTCGTTGTCCGTGATCATGGCCAATCGCAGGGAGATGTCCCTTGCCTCGAAACGTACGTCCGATACGTCCGCCTCCTCGCCGTCCCGTTCCCGGTAATCGACAGTGGTATGCCGCTTGGCGGGCGGCGGGGTCAGGAGCGCCGACAGGTTGTCGTACGTCCCGCCCCGGTCCTTGGCCAGGAACACGCCATAGTTCGTGTAGGCGTCCTTGTCGTTGATGAATAGCTTTCCTTCTCTCATGTCATTTGGTCCTAATTCCGTTTCTCAATATCTCCAGCAGCGTGTTGTCGATCCGTTCCAGCCTCCTGCAATAGGAGGTGTTCCGGGCGATCTCCTCCTGTAGCTCCAGCCCCCGGGACAACATGGTGCGCATGTCGTAGGCGCACTCCTTGGTCTCGGCGACGTTTATCTGGATGGAGGTAAGCCGGCCGTTGGTCTCGTTGATGGAGTCCTGGCTGGCGATGGTATACGCGCCCGCCCTCGCCCGCTGGGTGAGGGTGGAGTCGATCCTGCCACCCGTCACCCGTTCCATGTCCTCCAGCTGGCGGGCCGCGTCCTCGATGATCTTGTCGTACTGCGCCCGCAAGTCGGCGATGCTACTTTCCGTAAGCCCCGCGCCGCTCGCCTCGGCAAACGACTCGTACCACTGCCGGAGCGGTTCTTCCAACGCCCTCATCTTCACGCCTTGCAGGACGGCCTCGTTCAGCATCTCCTGGAAATCGTCGGCGAAATCCTTGGCGGAGCGTTTGCCCTCGGCGAAGCCCCGTATGATACTGTCAGCGATACTGTCGGTGGTGGTACCGGTCAATACCTCCCGCATGGACTCCTCATGGTCATCCAGCATCCGGTCGATATCGGCTCCCTCGTCCCTCAGCGCGCGCAGCTGCTCGAACAGCTTGGCCACCTTCTCCTCCAGCTTGCCCTCGGTATAGAGTTTCTCGATGTCCTCGTAGCTCTTCCCGGCGAGGCTGGCGTACTCGTTCCACGTCTTCGCCTTCCGGAACCAAGTGCCGTGGCGGTAGCCTACGCCGCTGATATACTGTTCTCCCTGTATCTGTGCCAGCAACCGGTCGTACTCGCTTCCGGATGCCCGCCGCTGCCGCTCCAGCTCCTCGGAGATCCGCTTGTTGTAGGCCAGCGTCGTCTCGCCGATCTCTTGCTGGGTACGCAGCCGCTCCCGGAGCAGCCGCTGGTACTCCAGCTCGCCCGTGATGGCCTCGTCGTAATATTTTTGTTGCTCCTCCCGGGCCTGCCGGTTCATCTCCTTGACCTGCCTGCCCATGGAGAAGATCTTGCCGATCCCGCCGATCACGGAGGTGACCCCGCCGAGGATATCCCCCTTGGCGATCTTGGCGGCCCCGCTTACGAAACCGGACAGGGCGGAGGTCAGCTCCGCCACCTGCCCAGCGGCGTATCCTGCCTCGTCGCCGAGGATGTCGCCGATACCGCCGGCTATCGTGTCAAGGCTGGATGTCAGGGATTGTACGGAGGTATCCATGCCCTCTAACGCGGCGGCCATGCCATCCCTGTCACCTTTCCCGATGGACTCCAGCAACTTCTTCCAGTCATCCCGGATCGCCTTGAATGGCGAGCGGGAATGGATGGCCTCCTCCAGCCGCTTGATGGCGTCCTGGTATTCCTTCACGTTCATGGGATCCCACGCCGAGGTATTGACCTCCCGGGCCTGCTTGAGCAAGGCTTCCAGCGAGGGCGTCGCCATCCTGTCAAGGTCGCCGAACAGCCTGTCCCACAGGCCGGATCCTTTCAGCTCCTCCATGGAGAGGTCGGACAGGTTCTTTTTTAAGGTTCGTCTCGCCTCCTCGATGGCCGCGTCGATGGCCTCGGCGTTCGCCTCCGTCCGTTGGGCGGTGAGGTAGGCCACGTCCTCGTTGTATCTCTTCTCTAATTCCAGCCGTTTGGCCGTGTGGTCCTGGTATTGCCGCAATGTCTTCTCCAACAGGTCGGCCTCCGCCTTCTCCCGGGCGGTAGCGGCGATGGTGGCGGCCTCTTCTAATTTCTTGCGCTGGGACTCGGGGAGCTGGGATACGGAGGTGGTCGATGGTCGGAACGACAGGCCCTGTCTTTTCCAGTCCGGGTTGTCCTTCTCCCATACGGCCCGCTCGATCTCCTGTTGGGCCCGCACGTATTCCTGTCCCTTCCGCTCGACCTCGTCGATCCTCCGGTCGTAGTCCAGCCGGATCTGCTCCAACTCCTTGTTGGCGCCCTCCCGCATCAGACCGATCCGTCGCTGACGGAGATCCAGCTCCGCGTCCTTCTCCTTTTCGGCCAAGGCCTCCTTTTGCCGCTCGATCTCCCGTTCCCGCCGGGCGGTCTCCGCCTTGAGGGCGTTGGCCGCCTCGATCTCCTTCCGCTCATCGCCTTGGGCCTTCTCCGGAGAGCGGGAACCTTTTCCCTCTAACGTGTTGCTCTGCCGGAGCATCATGCGGCGGGAGGCGTAACGTTGCGCCTCCAGGCGGTTCACCTCGGCCAAGGCTTCCGCCTCGGCGCGGAGGTCGGCCTTGTTGGAGTTGGCCAGCGCGTTCTGCGCCTTGGTGATCTCGTATTTCTCCTTGGCGATCGCCTGTTCCTTGGCGAACAGATCATCTGTCAAGCGGATCGCCTCCTTCAACGCCTTGGAGCGTTCCGCCTCCGGGAGGCTCATGTCGTAGGCCTTGTCACGCAGCTCGCCGATACGGGCCTCCATGCGGCTGCGTTCCACCAAGAGGTCCCGTTCGGCCACGTCGAGGGCGTTCCTGCGTTTCCGCAACTCGACCGACTCCTTGATCTTCTCATTGGTATCGGCCATCCACGCGGAGGCCTTCCGTCCGGCATCCTCGATACCGGTCAGGCCCTGCGCCCAGGCGTTGGAAAAGTCGGCGATCCCTCCCTTGAGATCGCCCGTCAATATCTTCCAGACCGCCTCGCCCGCCTTGCCGATGGCACGGAGGCGGTTCATCAGTTGCCCGGAGAGGAAATCGGCCAGATCAGATAGTGCCTTCTTAGGTTCGGTAAAGGCCTTGTAGAGCCATTCGCCCACCTTGTCCACAACGTCCAGCAGACTGCCCAATACCTGGTTGAATGCCGCCGTGGCGACCGCCAACGCGTTCTCGCCCTCCTCGGTACGGTGGAACCAGCTGTTTACGGCGGCAAGGCCAGCGGCGATGGCGGCGAGCACCACGCCAAGCGGGGTGGCGATAAAGGCGAGAGCCGCCTTGGTCACTTTCCCTATGGCCGCCGCGGTTTGGCCGAGCGGGCCGGGAACGGACTCCAGTTGGGTCTGGAACTGTCTCAAGCCGGAGGTAGCGCCACCGGCGCCACTCTCCAGCCCGGAAACCTCTTCTTTTAGGGATCGTATTTTTTCTTGCAACTCCTGTCCGGCGGCCGATTCCCGTTCGGCGGCGGACATCTTGCGCCACGCCTCCTCCATCTTCCGGAGGGAGGAGTGGAGGGATTCGATGCTCCCCTCGGCCATCCGTTCCTGCTCGATGGACTCCTGGAGTACCTTGATGTTTTCTTGGATTCCGGTACGGAGGTCGGCTTCCTGGATGGCGAGCTTCGCCTTGCCCTCGGCGTACTGGAGGGTCGTGACCGTACCGCGGGCGAACCCCTCGTCCAATGCCTTATTGGCCGCGTCAAGCTGGCGGAGGCTGTTGATGTCCTCCTGGATGCTGACCGCGAGTTGCTGGTTCCCCCGGCTCATGGAGGCGAACGCCTCATTGCTGTCGGCGATCAGACGTTGGTAGGTCCGCGCGGACTCGTTGCGCAAGCCCGCTATCCCTAACTTCACCCGATCGACCTCCTCGGCGAGGTTCCCGCGGAACTCGAATGTCACGTATAAAGGTTCGTCTGCCATGAACTGTTAAATTGTGAATTATGAATTTTGAATTATGAGTCAGGAGAGGCCGAGAAAGTCAAGCTCTTCCTCCTCCGTTTGAATGATTTCCTCTTCCTCCTTCTTTTTCCGTCTCTGTCCCGGGTCGTTGATCATCGTGAGGATGACGATCCATGGTATCTTTCGCATCACCTCGTCGTAGGTGAACGCCCCGGAGGCAATCAGCGCGTAGATACGTCCGAAAGGGCTATGGGGAGGCTCGTATTCCTCCCTTAACTCCCTTTTCTCATCGGTTGGCTCTCCGTCGGCGCCATCAGGTTCATCGTGGCGAGCGAGAAGATAATATTCAGAAAATCCTCCGGGTAGGCCATGACCAGGAGCACCTGCGCCAATTCCGCCATTCCACGCATGGTCGTATGGCAACGGATGTACCACGCCAAAGGACGGACCAAAGGGCGGGAAAAGATACTATTGCCCACCATCCCCTCGGCAATCACCCTCGATACCCGTTTTCCGTTCCGGGCGATGCACTCCAGCGTGGTACCGAGGTCGCCTGCCTTCAGCTCCTTCAGGTCGAGATCCATCCGGCAGAAGATCGCTGCCATCCGGCAGAAGATCGCTGCCATCCGGCAGAGGGTCTCGCCTTTCGGGAAGGGTATTCCGTAACGGATCGTCTTCTTCCCCAACTTCCGGAGCAACCACGGGGCCGGGAGGTTGACGGTCAGCCGCCGGTCCAGCAGGGCGTCGGCGGCGTGGGATTCGATGGTTCGCTTCTCCATACGGGCTTACGCTTTAGGTTCGCCCAACTTATAGATGGCGTACGGCCCCTCGTTCTCTCCGATCGGGGCCAGTGCCTTCGCCGTCACCTCGATCTGGGCGATGTCGGTGCGGGTCAGGTTCCATACGAACCGGGCGGTCACCTGCGCGTTCGGGATCTCGATCACCACGTTGTGCAGGGAGATCGCCCGCACGGCCTTCCGCACCGTCACGATGTCACGCGGGGCTTGGTATTTCGTCACGTTGTAGGTCTTCCCGTCGATGGTCACGTCCTCGGGCTCCGATACCGTACCGCCGAAGGTCTCCTTCAAGGTGTCGTTGTCCCATTCCAGGAAGTTCAGCTTGATCTGCTTCAATCCCGGCTCGTTCCCGATGCTCTCCACCGGGGCGGCGGGCTCCTCCTCGCAGTAAAAATCGGTGGTCGTATTGGCCTCGGTGGTGAAGGAGGCCGTCCCTTTCATGGTACGCGCCAACTGCTTCATCGTGTTGGGCATACCTCCGGCCGGGTTCACGTCACCGAACTGGGCGACCTTCAGGCCTATGGATCTTGTCTTGTTTGTTTCTGTCATGTCTTTGATTTTTGAATTATGAGTCTTGATTTCTTTTTCGGGCGAGAACCCAGCCTAGGGCGAGGCCTGCCAGAACGCCGGTCAAATACCCTTTGAGCGTCATCCAAAAGGGGATGTCCGGAGGCTCTTTCACCTTTAAGGTGTTCGCCAGCTCCTCTTGCGCCCGGTCCAGTCTCTCCTCCAAGGAGAGGACCAGCGCTTGTAGGCTGTCGCATCCGGCGTGGATGACGATCGTTTCTCCCTCCAGCCCGACCGAGGCCGTGGCTTGTCCCTCCTTTTGGGTGTAGGTGGCTCCTTCGGGCAGCCTACGGAGGCTGTCGATCGGCACCCGCAGCGTCGCCAGGCTCGATGGGATTGTCGCGAGGGTGGCGGTGACCTTTCGTTCCCACCGGAGGCTGTCGACCGCCCGGACGGAAATATCTTCTCTTGTAGTCCTGCACGAGGTGGCGAGCAGGACAGCGATCATACATAGGGCACACCACGATCTTCGCGACGCAGCCCTCCAGACGCGACATACGTGCCTGGAAATCCCGTATCTCGTCATATAGCTTGAATATGGTCTCATTGTCTTTCTCGGCCATGAGCCGGGACACGTCGTCCTTCTCCAGCCGCTTTCTCCTCTTGAGCAGCGGAAGGCCGGCCAGCCAGTTCAAGAGGACGATCAAGCCGCCTCCCGTGCCGAGATAGTTGAACAACGCGTTCCAGTCCATGAGTCCGAATTTTGAATTATGAGTTTTGAATTATGATTTAACTGTCAACTGTCACTTGTCAACCGTCTTGAGCCACCTTTGTACGTCGAACGAGGGGCAGGCCTTCGCCGCCAGCTCGTTGTGGCCGACGATCCGCGCAGAGGGGAAGCGGCGGTGGAAGTCCCTCACGTAGGCGGCGAGGGCTTCCCGCTGCTCCGGGGTGCGGGTGTCCTTGGGGGTGCGACCGTCGGCGGCGACCCCTCCGGCATAGACGATATGCCGGGAGACGGAGTTGTGTCCGGCCGCCCCGTTCGTGATCTCCCAGGGATCCACCACGTCGTCCTCGTTGTTATCCACCAGTCGCTCCACCGTACCGTCGAGGTGTATCAGGTCGGTATAGCCCACCTGTCTCCAGCCGCGGCCGCCTTCACTGAGGGGGGCGCAATGCCAACGGCGGATCTCGTCCGCCGATACTTCACGGCCTTCGGGGGTGGCGGTGCAGTGGATGACTAATTGCTTGAGTTTGGCCATCGGTTACGCTTTGTTATAGATTACCGCCTGGTACTTATTACGGATAGGCAGTGCCGTGAAACGTTTCTGGAAACCGATCACGTCGCCACGCTCGCCTGGATCCTTGTACTTGGCGAACACCTCGATATCGCCGTCGGCGCGCATCACTTCCTGGTCGGAGTAGAACAGTGAGCACTGCGCGTCTGCCTCCGCGTCCCCTGTACCGAACGCCACTTTCGTACCGTCCTCTTGCTTGTAATATGGGAGTTTGGAGAAGGTGAAGACGTTGAACCCGAATAAACGGTTCGACTCCAGCATTGTCTTGTAGAGCTTCATATCCTCCAGTTGCAGGTCCGCCAAGTGGTACGGGTTCAGTACCGCTACCAATGTAGCCGGGTCGATGTCCTGTGAACGGAACCAGGCATCCATTTTTAGGATGTCCTCGAAAGAAATCTTACCCGGCGCAAGGGTTTCCTTGGCCGGTGTCAATTCGGCGTGTTTCGCCGGTGCCCAGTTATGCGCGGCGTAGGCGGCCGTCTTCGACTGCAAGGTATTGCGGTGCTGACGCACCACGCTCTCCATCTTGGAGTAGGCCGTTTCCATCTCCTCCACGTTGCGCACCACCGTGTTCTTCGTATCGAAGGTATGAAGGGGTAAATCCAACGGTGTATCGGGGCGACTCATGGTCTCCACGGGATAATCCGTGTTATCAATCAATACATCTGGAGCGACACCGGCTTCGGCCAAGTTGATTTTGTTGTATTCCACCATCGGTGTCATATCTACCGAACGGGTCAGGAACGTGCGGTCGGGATAGAACCCTTCCATCAACATGGCGATCCAAATTTGCTTTTCTATAGGCATAAAATACTTGTTTAATGGTTATTTAATCCGTTTCTTCAATTCCTCGAACGCCTCCGGATCGTCCGCTTTCAGGCGTTTCAATCCTTCGGGGTCTTCCTTGGCCCATTTGAGATAGGTCCAGTCCTTGCGCCCATCCGCTACGGCTGTCCTGCCGGTCGAATGGGTGACTTTGGCTGACAGGGATTCCTTGGCGGGGATGGCCTCCAGGGTTGTCTTGGCCATGTCATAATCGTTAAGGGCCAGTCTCTCGAACGATTCTTTTTTATCGGCGGTAATGCGGCCCTCCTTGATGGCCAACGCCACCAATTCGGTCGCTTTCAGTTTGCGGTGGTTGTCCAGTTCCTTCTCGGCTTTCTCGGCACGTGACTGGAGTTCCATGATGGCGGCGGAGATCGACTTGCCATCCGCCTCGTTGCTTTTTAAGCCTAATGCGATATACGCCTCGGCTGTCAGGATGATTTTGTCCATTTCGTTGTTGTTGGGTTTGTTGATGTTTAACAATGCCTCGACGCTTAGTTTTACCCGGTCGTCGGGGATGATATCGCCTTGTTTGGTGTACAGGCGCAGCGCGTTCCTGTTGCTGGGGACGCTTACCAGGCTCACTTCGCACAGCTCCCAGTCGGTCACCGTCACGCGCTCCTCGCCGTTCGGCAGGGTGCGCAGTTCCACGGCGTTGATGATGATTCCGGGGCTGCATCCTTTTAAAAAACCTTTCTTCGCCTGGCGTTTGCATTTCGCCCCCAAAGTGTCCTCCTCGTCATAGACCGCCTTGCCGATCAACCTCGTTCCTTCTACCCTCAAAGCGGTCATCTGGCCGATCAGGCTGGCGGACTCGTGGTTGAAAAGCATCACCGGATTCTCGTTGTAACGCTCAAAGCGTCCGCCGGCGTTCAGGAGGACAAAGCCGTGGCTGTTCACCACGCTCTCATCGTTCAATGCATATTCGTCTTCGTTCATGTGCGATCCGTTTTTGAGGGCGAAATTACCGGGAGCGTTCCGGGAGCGAAAACAGGGGTGAAATTCTTTACACTCTTGTTTCCAGCCACTTTAATTCACTTGAACTTTGCCGAAAACAAAGAACGCTTATGGTAGAAAAAGCAAACAAGGAAAAGGCGGGCATCCGTGTGAAAGACCCGCAAAAGTATGAATACGCCTATCTCCTGTATATGCAGAAGGTTCCCCAGAAGGAGATCGCCGAGCGGGTAGGCGTGAGCCAGCAGACGCTGGTCAAGTGGAAGGAGGACGGCGGTTGGGGGTTGAAACGCGCCGCCCGAACCGTCAGCCGCGACCAGATCATCAACAAGACGTTGATGAAGATCAATGAGATGCTTGACAGTGAGGAGGGTTTCAACGGTGACGAGTTCGCGAAACTGGCAAGTCAGCTGGAAAAAATCAAGTCAGGATATACCTTGGACGATGTAGCTGACATCTTGACGAAATTCGGCGACTGGATTATCGAACAAAGCGCGTCGGACAAGGCGATCACGACCGGGTTCGTACAGCAGCTCACCAAATATCAAGACAAGTACCTTTTAATGCGCATTAACAATGGCTAAGAACAAACTGAGCAAGGAGAAATGGAAAAGATGGGAGGAACGAAAAAATCTCATCCTCTCTTATGATTTTCACCTGTCAGACACATCAAGAGAGGTAGAAGCTCGCACCGATATGGCACGTAAGGACTACTCATTCTTTGTTGAGACCTATTTCCCGCACCTCTGTACCGACAAGGAGACCGGGCGTATCACCAAGTGCGGCAAGTTCCAGATAGACGCGGCCAAGTACCTGAAGATGTGTCCCCATACCCGTGCCGTCTTCGAGTGGGCCCGCGGCCACGCCAAGAGTACCCATATCAGTCTGATGATTCCTATCTGGTTGATGATCCAAGAGAAACGCTCCATCCACGTGATGATATTGGTATCGAAATCGGAAGACAGCGCCGACCGCTTGCTTTCCGACCTGCAATGCGAACTGGAGTTCAACAGTCTTCTGAAAGCGGACTTCAACATTCAGATCGACGAGGGCAGCTGGAGCACCGGCGAGTTCAAGACCAAGGACGGGATGCTCTTCATGTCCATCGGCCGGGGCCAGTCCCCCCGTGGTATCAAGAACCGGGGCCAGCGTCCGGATTATATCGTGATCGATGATATATATAGACGATGACGAGATGGTACGCAACCAGGCGCGTGTGTCGCAGGCGTTCGACTGGTGCCTGACCGCCCTGCTCGGCGCGATGGACATGGGGCGCGGGCGGTTCGTGCTGGTCGGGAACCGGATCGGCAAGGACAGCATCCTGAGCCGTTTCGCCGAACGTCCGGAGACGCACCACACGGTGGTCAACGCCATCGATGCGTCTGGTCAGCCCTCCTGGGCGGAGAAATACAGCCGGGAGGAGATTTTGAAGCTGCGTACCTACATGGGTGAACGGCGGTTCCAAAAGGAATACATGAACAATCCCGTCAACGAGGGGGCGGTTTTCCTGCGCAAACATATCCGCTACGGGAAAATGTTGCCATTGAAAGAATACCGCAGCCTGATCTGCTATACCGACCCCTCGTTTAAGGCATCCACGCAGAACGACTTCAAGGCGACCATGCTGGTGGGCAAGACCAAGGGTGGGCAATACCACCTCCTGAAAGCCTACGCGGACCAGACCAGCGTCTCCAACATGGTCGCTTGGCATTACGACATCGACGGCTATATCGCCGGACGTGTCCCGGTGATGTACTACATGGAGTCGAACTTCATACAGGACTTGATGCTGGACGAGTTCAAGAAGGTGGGAGACTCTATCGGCCACCAGATCCCCATCCGGGGCGACGGGCGCAAGAAGCCGGACAAGTTCTCGCGTATCGAGGCGATGCAGCCCCTCTTCGAGCGTGGCTTGATTATCCTGAACGAGAAAGAGAAGGATTCACCCGGCATGACGCAATTGGTGGAGCAGCTCTTGATGTTCGAGAAGGGCAGCCGGGTACACGATGACGCGCCGGATGCCTTGGAAGGTGCCGTGTTCCTGTTGAACCAGCGCAGCATGGCCTGTGCCGGAACCTATCGGGTCGGCAAACGTCCAAGCCGGAAATATTAAGCAATAGATAATTCATAAATCATAATTCACAGTCATGTTTTTAGAGATTGAAGAAATGAAGACGGTGGCCGCCGAGTACAAGCTGGAGGAGATCACCGATTACGACGACACGATCGTACAGGCCTGTATGCTGGCGGCGGTACAACGGGTCACGCGTCTGTTGTCCGGACGGTATGACGTGGAAAAGATCTTCTCCGCCACCGGTAACGAGCGGGACGCGGAACTGTTGGAGATCTGCAAGAACATCGCCCTGTGGTTCCTGATCCGGCGCTGCAACGTGGACATCCTCTACAGTCGGGTGAAAGAGACCTACGACCGGGATATGTCCTACCTAAAAGAGCTGATGAAGGGCGATATCCCGTCCGGGCTTCCCCTCCGGGAAGACGGCGGGAATCCGGTCGGAGCGGTACGCTTCGGCAGTAACCCGAAGTTCCGTCATTCGTGGTGAATTTCCAAGACCGTTAAAACGCTATCAAAACCCGTTAAAAACAAGAGATAAACATGAAAACGGATAAGTATATACCCAAATATAAAAAAGGCTCTAAAAAGCCACAAAAGACTTTCGTTAAGCAACGGGAGGGATTGGTGCGGAAAATCGTGCCCAAAGCGATCAGCCGTGTCAGGAAAGACCTCGACAGCTGGCGGCGTGCGCTCCGCCAGGCGGACAGCGTAGACCGCCCCCGCCGCCGGGAGTTGATGGACCTGTATGCCGACGTGATGCTCGACGCGCTCCTGACCAGCCAGATCGAGCAGCGCATCGGCCGGACGCTCTCCTTGGAGTTCAGCCTGAAAGACGCTTCGGGCAAGGTGGACGAGGAGGCCACCCGGACTCTCTCGTCGGCGGTCTGGTTCCCGCTCTTGATACGTTATATGTTGGAATCGGTTTTCTACGGCCATTCATTGGTCGAGTTCTCCACCTCGGAAACGGACGGTATCGGCGTGACGCTGATACCCCGGCAGAACGTGGTACCGGAACAGGGGCTGCTCCTCTATGACAGCACCGCCGACGAGGGGGCGTATTACCGGGAACTGCGGGAATACGGCACCTATGTCGTGGAGTTCGGCGCACCCGGTAACTACGGGCTGTTGAACAAGGCGGTGCCGCACGCCCTGTTCAAGAAGTTCGCCCACTCGTGCTGGTCGGAGCTGTGCGAGATCTACGGCATACCGCCCCGCTACATCAAGACCAACACGCAAGATCCGGCGATGCTCGACCGGGCGGAGGATATGCTGCGTGACATGGGGTCGGCGGCCTACTTTATCATCGATACCACCGAGGAGTTCCAATTTGCCCAAGGGGTCAGTACGAACGGGGATGTGTATAACAACCTGATCTCTCTTTGCAACTCCGAGATGTCGCTGCTCATCAGCGGGGCGCAGATCGGGCAGGACACCAAGAACGGCAACCGCTCGAAAGAGGAAGTGGGTGTCAAACAACTGGAGAAGTATGTCAATTCCGATAAACGGCAGGTGGAGGACTGGATGAACTCCATCGTCCTTCCGGCGCTCTTCCGGATCGGTTTTCTTCCGGACGGCTTGCGTTTCTCGTTCAATTCGGAAGAGGACACCGGACAGTTGTGGGAACGTACCGCGCAAGCGATGCAATACTATGAGATCGATCCGACTTGGATCAAGGACAAGTTCGGTATCGAGGTAACCGGCAAACGATCTTCCGGACAGGAAGGTTTTTTCGGATCAGCCCCGAAAGAGAATCGGGGCTGACGGCACGGATCAATGAATTGTACCGGGACGGTCTTACTCCTTTTGAGGCCGAGGGTAACGAAGACATACCCGCTATCGACGAGCGTGTCTTCAAATCGGCCCTGCGAAAGATATTCCGCAGGGAGGGTTTCACGGCGGAGATGCTGGCGGAGCCGAAGGTCCGTGCCTTGGTGGACGCGTATGCCGGGGCGTATGAGGGGGCGATCGCTCCCTCTTTGGAGAGCGGCGTGATTCCGGAGGCCATGGCGCGAAAGCTCAAGGAGGATATCTTTGTCTTTTCCGGATTCAAGACCTACCAGGGATTGAGGGAGGCATCCCGCCTGTTGCGCGACGAAGACGGGACGGTGAAGCCGTTCAACCGTTTTTACAACGATATAACGGCGATCAAGGAGGATTATAACCGCCATTGGCTGAAAGCGGAATATCTCTTCGCCCAGGCCTCTTCGGAAATGGCCGCCAAATGGAAGGACTTTGAGGCGGACGGCGACCGCTACACCCTGCAATACCGTACCGCGCACGATAGCAAGGTTCGTCCGGAACACGCGGTACTGCACAATGTGACGCTACCGGCCTCTGATCCCTTCTGGGAGGAGTTCTTCCCGCCAAACGGATGGCGATGCCGCTGTACGGTGGTACAGGTGCGCAAAGGCAAGTATCCCGAATCGGACAGCGTGACCGCCATCCAGCAGGGACGGGAGGCGACCTACCAAGCGGGAAAGAACGGCGTGAACCGTGCCGAGATGTTCCGTTTCAATCCCGGCAAGCAACAGGTCGTATTTCCGAAACACCATCCTTATTATGACGTAAGCCAATGCGAACGGGAAGCGGTACGGGACGCCCTTCATCCGGGGGAGAAAGAATATACGGTGGTACCGACCACCGCCGGACAGCTTCGTATCCATAGCGGGCATGGCAAGGGAGAGCGGAAAGAAAACATCCGGGTCGGCTCTTATTTCGCCAACAAATACGGCTACGAGATCGACCTGCTGGATAACCCGGACGGCGTGAAATCGGCGGACAGCTACAACCGGACGTTGGGGTATGAGGAGGAATACAAGGTCAGCCAGACGCCCTCCAAGAACTCCATCGACCGATTGATCCGGGACGCCAAGAACCAAGCCGACCATATCGTGCTTTGGATCGATTCGGATATATCGCTTGAGGATTTGAGTGCCGCCTTGCGTTCAAGGGTGCGCCGTTCTGATAACATACGGACCATTACGATCGTGATAAACGGGAAAGATGTAAGTCTGACACGGGCCGAGATCGTATCGGAGGGCTTTAAAATACGACTGGCAGACCTGAAGTAATCAAATCTGCCAGAAGGGGGCTCACGGCCTTTCGGCTTAGAACCGTCGCAAATATACAAAACATATCAATATGGACAACAACGATTTCCTAAATAATGTCATGCGTGACCTGAAAGTCGAGCTGGATGACGAATTTGACCGCAACTTCGAGCGGAAGGCCTTCTTCGACCGGCCGTGGGCACCGCTCAGTCCGAACTACAATCCGTCGGAGGGATCGATGTTGATGCGCACCGGTGCCCTCCGGCGCAGTCTGCATAGCCGGATAGACGGCACGAGGTTGATTTATGAAAGCAGCCTGAAATATGCCGGATTACAGAACTACGGCGGCACGGTGCGGCAGGACTTCGTCCCCTCCGACAAGATGCGCCGCTGGGCATGGGCGAAAGCCCGTGAACGCCGTGAACAGGGTGACAAACCCGGCGAAGAGAAGTTCCGCCGTATGGCCCTCGCCAAACGGATCAGGCGGACGATTTCAGTACCAGCCCGCCCCTTTATCGGCGAGCATCCCCGTATAAGGGAAATCGCCGCGGAAGTGGTTCGGGAGAATGCTGAAAAGACATTGGAAGAGGCTAAGCGAGCCTTCAAATCATAAATTACAAATCATAAATCATGAAAGAGATTTTGGAAGCCGTCATGCGGCGGCTAAAAGAGCAGGTTCCCGATCTGGCTTACGTCAGCGAAGACTGGGGACAGATGGATTATTACAACGAAGCCCCGCCGGTAAAGTTTCCTTGCGCGCTGATCAGCGTGAACCACATCGGCTTCGAGTCGGAAACGTGGGGGGTGCGCCGTGCCCGGCTGACCTTCCTGATTCGTATTGCCGACTGTCCCGTTCTCACGGGTAACATGGCCGCTCCAGAACAGCACCGCAGCCGGGCATTCGCTATCTTCGACTTGATGGAACAGGTGGGCAATTGCCTGTATGGGTTCGGTACCGATGCTTTCAACGATATCGAGCAGCAGGAGGTCACCCGTTACAACCGTGAGGACGCGATCCGCGAATATGCGATGACTTTCACGACCGGGTATGCGGTGGAATCAGAAGAGGGATAACTGCCGGTCTTCATTGCGGGTACGTTCTTGGTAGATGTTCACCCCGATGTAATTCAAGAACGTCCGGTAGCACATCGGATAAACCGGATAGACGTACCGCCGCCACACCTCTTTGTAGCAGCGGTCGCGCCTACCTGGTTCATAATGCCGCCTCACGATGTCGCAGACAAGCGCGATGCGTTTTAATGTATTCCGGTGATAACCCATAGAACAGATAAACCAAACAACCTTTGTGTGAACAAAGATAAAAGGCCCGGAAGGTTATTACAACCATTTCCGGACCTTTCTCTTGTAATGTTATCATATTTCTTATATAACACTTTTATATGTTGTTTTTGATAACACTTTCTATATCTTCAACCGCTTTTAAAATCGCCACGGAGCTTTGTCGGAGTTTTTTGTTCTCCTCTTCAAGTATAGCAATCTTTTCCCTTTGTAACCCGCTTGTTTCAAGGAGGCGGAGATAATCGTGCCCCGTTCTTAACAAGGCTCTTGAGGCCTGTTGGTAACCTGTTTCACGTTTTATCTCCTGCAACATCCTGTTGTCATCTACGGTTAGATTGCGAATCAAAATGTTTTTAACCATCACTCTTATGTCGTTATTGATTCTTTTCTGCTTCTAGATGTTGTAATCGTTTCAAATGATAGACCACTGCCTCGAAAAACTCAAGGCTCATTTCACTTTGCCGCTTGGCAATCCGACTTCTTAACCGTGGAATACGTTCTTTAATCAATTCCGCTGATCCCTCCGCATCCTTGATACATTGGGAAACGCTGGGCACAAGTCCCTTCTGTTTTATAAACTGTTCCATATTTATCTGTTTTACCAAATATTAAACCCTTCCGACTGTTCGCAGAACTCGGCCAGATTCTCCACCTTTTGTAAGAATTCTTCAGCCGGGGGTTCCGCTTTCTCCCCCAATACACTTTTAATCATGACCTGTTCGTTTTCCGGTTTTTTATCCCATTCTTCTCGCAATGCTCTTTTCACAGAGACATATCCCCGGAACAACCTCGCCATGATAATAGCGTCTTCCTTTATGACTTCAAACCCGTCATTGCTTACCGGACTGCCATCTTTTCGGGAACCGTCATAAATATATTTTCCCAGAGAAAATGTGTGGTCACCATAGCCAAACAGGTAGCAAGCACCGGTTTCATTCAGTATGACGGGCCATGTAAATATCATCCCGCTTTTACAATCGACCCCTTTTTGCTTAGGTATTAAATCATATCCCATAATTCATTGTCTTTTTTTATCGTTCATTGTCCTGACACCGCTAACGAAAATGAACGAGATGATCGCTATCTCAATGCCTGTGGCGAGCAATCCAACCGTCCAATGCGCCAGAAAACCTATATAAGCGATCATGGCCGCTACGATCAGCACGCCGATCGCGAACAAAAAACTGAAAAACAACTCTGTTTTTTTCATGTCATATCCTCCTTACCATTTAATTTTTAAACTCAATTCCTTCAAGCTGAAACTTGTCACGTAATAGCCTAGTACAGTTAGCTGCTCCATGATCGGGGATATCAGTCCGGGATCCGATATCTCGGACTGGATATCCACTTGGTGGCGTCCTTCCTTGGCCGCACGCTCGACCATCTTGCCGATGGCTTCCAGCCGTTGCCGGATCTCCACCGAGTTGCCGTTCGCGATGCGACGGGCCTCTTCCGCTTTTATCATGACTATCCCTCCTTTTCTTTTTCACACTTCGTTTTCCGGCACATAAGCCGATACATACGTTGTTACCTCACACGATACGATCACACGCCCGGAACCTTTGCACTGCGGGCAAGTCACGCCCTCATTCGTCCCCTTGCCTTCGCAGACCTTACAGACTACGATATGCGGCGGAATTGTCTTTTCCCGCTTTGGCGCGGGGATTTCAACGGTGGTTGGTTGTTGCGATTTAAACCGCTGACTTTGCTGTTTCCTTCTAATTCGTTCTAATATATTGTTCATTTTTTTCGTTTTATATTATTTGTTATTACCCGTTTCGTCTGCCTTCCAATCGATTGTCACGACCGCCTTCAGACGTTTGTTCCCTTTACACACGGGGCAATCCTGCTTGACGCGCTCCCCGTAGTCATCCACTCCCCAGAACCAGCCGTTACCGTGGCAATAACTACAGGGGAAGCCGCCGAACTCGACCCGTTCGACAGGACACTCTTTCGGGAAGAGCGGCGGCTGGATCAATAGCGCGTGTTGTTGCTTGCTCATGCCTCTGTCATTCCTAATGGTATCGCTATCCATGCCCCGTTATCGTTCTTGACCTCGGCCCGGATGAACTGTTTGCTGATTGCCGGCTGGTAGGCCTCCTCGATGATCTGAACGCCTTCCATGAAACGCTCGTTTCCCGATTCCTCGGCTATCTTGCGAAGCTGGACGATACGGCTCGCCTTCAGCGTTCCTTGCGCGTTACGGGCCAACAGACGGAGTACCATTTTTACGAGTGCTTTCGTTTCCTCGTTATTGGCAAGCCCCTCGATATACTCCTTTACGATGGCGATACCGTCCTCCACCGTGTCTCGGTAGCCGTCGGTCTCATAATACCCTACGGTGATACGTTTGTCTCCTGCGGAATTGGTAAAGGTGTCTGTACGTTGGCCGTCCTTTTTCAACCTCAATACTTCCGCCTTCATATTGATGACGCTGCGAAAGTCGTTCAATACTGCCAGTTTCGTTTCCTTGATCCCCTGGCTAAGGTCCTGGAGCAACGGGATAGCCCCCTCGATGGTCTCGTCCACCAGTTCCTTGTAGGCCTCACGGTCACGTTTGGCCTGTTCCTTGGCTTTCCTCGCGGCCTGTTCTTCTCTGAACGCCTCGAATTGTTTCAGTTCTTCGTCCGTCATTTCAACGGCTTTTCTTTCTTCTGTCATAGCTTTAATTAATTTAGTTGTGAATAATCCGTGTTCTTTTCCCTGTCTTTCCTTTGGATGATCCGAAGTTTGATGGCCACCGTATCCAGTTCCTCGGTCGTCAGCCGGGCAAACTTCTTGCCCGCAATCCGGGGATTCTGGCAGTAGGCATCCACCCGGTTCCAGTCGGTCGTGTCAATGCCCTGCTTTTGCATCAACTTTAGTGCCGTGGAGCGTTTCTGCCGTAGCCGCTCCCGGTAGATTTCCCGCGCCTTGTAATTCTCATCCATACGCTGCATGTCCTCGCACATGGCATCGTACTCATTAACGGTCATTTCCCGAAGCGATTCGGTCCGGCCACCGGTGTATTGGTTGACCAGCGAGGCTTTCAACTCGTCCTTATCCTCCGTGGGTAGACGGTTCAAGAGGATATAAAAACGTGCGTAGTTCCTGCTCATTCGAAGTCCTCCTCTTTAAATCCGTACTCGGCCATCAGCACGTCGTGCGAAAGCCCGGTGAGGCGTTCCGACAGTTCCGTGAAAATAAAGGCTTGGTCGCAGAACGTGAACCGTTCCGTTTTCTTGACCGCATAGTTTACGATTGCTTCTATCACTTCGTCCATGATCCTGTTATTTATGTTGTTCAACTTCCTTTATAGCCACCTTGCAGCGGGTGGCGTTCACGATTTTGTTAACCAGTTCCAGCTCCTCGACCTCGACAACTATCAGACCGGCGGTCTTGGCACGCCGTACCCGAATGTCGCCGGGATATTCACCCTCGTTCCAAAGCAGGAGCACGTGGGCGGCGTATTGCGGCTCCATGCCTAACTGGTAAATCCTTTTCTTATTCATGACTCACCGCTTTTGTCCCATTGTCACTCCAATACTCCTCGGCCAGTTTCGGGTAGGCGACATATTCGCCGGTCTCACCGATAAACCGTCCCTTGCTGAAAGCCTTTCCTCCCTCGACCCATATTTTCAGCGTGGCATCATACATCACGCTTTCGGCTGCGTCGCCTTTCGGATTCTTGCCTTTGGCATGGCTGATAAAGACGAACAGCTTGCCGGGGAAGGCCTCTTTCAGCGCGATGTAGTCACGGTAACTCATGCGGGTGTACTGGAAACTGTCAACCACCACGATGTTATAACTCTTGTGGCGACGTAAACGGGCTTTTAACGCTTCCATGTCCTCCTGTATGAAAGCCAGCCGGCGGCTTACTTCCGACATGCCGTGCATCTTTAGGTTGTTCTGTACCGTCAGGCACGCGCCCTCCTCTAGGCTGTTGTAAACTACCCGGTCATACTTGCAAAGCTCCTTGCAAAGTTGCATGACGAACGATGTCTTACCATTGCCACTGTTTCCCCAGATAAACCACACGCCAACACGCTCCGGTGTGCCGAACGCCTCTTTCCATTTTCCCTCGAAGGGGAAAGTATTATATTTTTTGTCCAGTATATCCCGGACGCTCAATGCTCGTTTCATATCTTTTGAACGGTGTTTGAATGTTATTAAAACGCTGTTTTACTCACCCATCCGTTTGGCTCGGTGGATTGCCTTCTTCACGCGGCGAAGGTCGAAGTCGCACGGCTCGGCATCCCGGATCACCTCCTCGATCTTCTTCTTGTCCTGCACACCGTTGGCCACGCAGATGGAGTAGACATCGCCGGAGGTCGTCTCCTCCAGTTCGAAGTATTTACGCCCCATGCGGCTGAAAAACTCCTTATATCCGGGTTTCTGGTGACGCAGACCGAGGCTGATGCGCTTCTTGATATAGTCGGTGGAAAGGAAAACGATTCCGCTTTTGTCCTCCAGCTTGTTGTACATGCTGATGAAGTAATGAAACACCGGCTCGGTCAGCTTGTCCGCCTCGTCGAAGATCAAAAGCGGCGCATCCATCTGTATCACGTCGTCCAGGATCAGGCCCCAGATCTCACGGATATTGTGCCCGTCCGTCTTGATCCCGACCTTTTGGGCGATCTCACGCACGAAGTCACCCTTCTTCATGTCCTCGGAGCAAAGGATATAGAAAACCTCCTTGTGCTCTTTCGTGTAAAGGCGTGCCGTCGTCGTCTTTCCGCATCCGGCCTCGCCGACCACCCACGTCACGTTGCGCCAGCGCTGGGCGTCATCCAGCACATAGCTTATTTCTTGATAAGCGGACGTTTCCACGATCTGCCAGCCGGTTTCGGCCTTTCCGCTGCCTACCTGCGAGGCGATCTTGCGGAACATATCGTCCGAAATATTCTCATATTTGCCGTTCATGATACTGCTGATCGTGCCGACACTGGTGTTCTTCAAACTGCCCGCTGCCTTGTTTTGGCTCGGATATTTGGCGACATAGACGCGAAGACTCTCCCGGATCACGTCTTTTTCTTTGCTACTTAATGGTTCCATTTCAATTATATTTTATCGTTATTGTTTTCTATTTATAGTTTACCTGCCACCTTGCGGGTATCTACTGTCTTGCTTTCCGTTAGCTGGTCCCAAGTAAGGAGGCTGGCTTTCTTGGTGGCACGTCCGATTTGCAATTCTTCCGGATTACGTGCATATTTCTTTGTGCGTCGATCTATTTCCTGCTGCACTTCTTTGGTAACACCTTTTACTTTCGGAGTACTCAACCCGTGTTGTTCCGGAGCCACACCATAAGCATATTCTATCTCCTTGGCGATAACCTGACGATCGATGCGATTGCGTATGTTCGCCTCCTGTTCCTGCCGGATAAAGGCGGCTTCACCTTCCGTTTGGTCCTGCAGGGCACGGTGGATAACCATGTAAGGCTCGGCCACCCGTTCAAATCGACGTTCCCCAGCGTTGTCCTCCCAATATAGACGGATACTACGCAGGTCGTTCGGATCGTATTTTACATAGAAAGTGCGGTAGGTGTTCTTTATACGCCATTCATGGTCGGGTACACCGGGACGCTCGTACACCTCGTAGGGCAGTTTCTTCCCGCCGATAGTAATTTCTATACCGGAATCGGTGAAGGTGGCAGGACGTTTCGTCCAAACCCAGAAGATGTCTACCATATCGTAAACCGTCACCACATCCGTTTCCTCATTCACACTTTTTTCGTACATCTCAATGCGGGGAATCCCAGTCGCCGGGTGCTTGGCCTCGTTCCATACCCTGCGAGCTTCGGCATAGTGGGCTTTCAGTTCTTCCAATGTGAAAAGTTTATCTTTGTTCGCTTCGACAAATTCTAAGTTCGGGCGGCTGCTTTCTTTTTTGGCGGTGATATTCATTCCAGTAAACCGCCAGTCTTTGTTCAACTCCTGCGACTGGAAACGACCGAATGCGCTTTCAATCGTTTTGGACTGACCGCTGTACGGAGCAGTCGCACGGTGTACATGGCAAATCAAATCGAAGAAGCCGGGTTCCGTTGTCCCTTTCTCCCTTTCCAGTCGTTTGTGGCCTCCCTGGTTGTCGTGCACAATTTCATAAGGCTTATGACCGCTTACTTGGATGGCCATGCGGTAAGCGTTATATTGCGCCTCAAAGTTCTCATGGTCGCTGATGTAATATCCCAGCAACACTTCGCTGTACGCATCCATTACCTCATAGACCATCGTGGTATGCATATCCCCGCTCTCGTCCCGATAATACAAGTTCAGTTTCGTCCCGTCACCGTACCAAAGCGTGTCGCGACGTGAAGGCAGTTCCGTCCGGTGTTTGCGGCCGAAACGCTGGTGCGCCGAAAGTTCGCCATATACGGCATCCCACCAAAGCGGCTGTATTTCCGGACGTGCAAACCACATCGTCAGGCTACGTTTGCTTTTCAGCGGTTTCCAGCTCTTTTCCGAAGCAATCCGGTTGTACTCCTCGAATATACGCAAGTCGGTATAGACCGGAACCCGGCTGCGTTTCAAAGCGATCAGGAAACGACCTGCCTCTTCGGTTATCTTCAACGTACTGGCGTTACCTACCTTACCGGAGATAAGGGAAGGGTATCCCTGTAATTTGTAGCATCGGATTTTCCCCCTCAGTCGCACAAGATTTTCCGGCAGGGTATGCCCATAGATTTTACGCAGGTTCTCACTGGTGGCGGCGACACATTCCCACAAAGTATTAAGGCTGTTACCTAACATCTTCCGGTTGGTTGTCTTATCTTCCAAGTCACACACCAAGGTATTCAACACCGAAGCGTTCAAAGTATATTCTGCTATCAGTTTTTTGCTAAGCCCTGTTTGAACACCGTTCATGTCGTATTTGAACGTCTCGTAAAACTCTCTTGCCTTTTCGTCTATTTTCACCCTGTTTCTCATACGTTGTAATTTTAATGCTTCTACCGGATCACCATATTTCGCCACATAACGGGCCTTGTATTTCTCGGGGAGCGAGGAATAGATTATCAATGCGTAGGAACCTTCGCCGCCACCACGATTGGCGGTTCTGATGTTCCCTCTAGTGATGTTTTTCCTTAAAGTCTGATACTTTATCACAGGATCACTACCGGAGGTTAGCTCCTTGTAGGTCACACATAGTTCGTTATCGTAATATTCCATCGCTCAATTTATTTGCTTATATTTGCGCCATGAATAAATACCTACATACTGACTACCCAAGTTTTATTATGCTTTTTGGCTTTCAAGTAGAAGCCTATAGCGAGGAAGAAGGGCGAAAGAAACTTTTGCCTGTAGTACGGCTTTGCCAACAATTCGCAAAAGGAATGCAGATACATTTTCATGACGATTGCTTCTTATTTTTCGACACCGAAGCCCACGTAAGACTGGTTTTCCAGATAAAGGAGCCTCAGGACCTTATCCTCATAAAGATGTCTGCGCTTTTCAACTTCGCCGCATCTCAACAGTTCAGACTCATCAACAATGAGTTTTTCTCCAAATAGCTTGTGCATATCCGGCTTCAACAATCGTTTGGATCCGCCCCTGCTGTTGATACAGGACAAAGACATTGATTGTAATTTCCTGCAACAGGCATCATATACTTTCTTGGTAGCCATGATTTATTCCTCCTTCAATTTATCCATCGGCACTCTTTTCAACAGCCGCGCCGAATTGCCAAAGTTCAGCACTGCTAAAATCATTACCCATATCGGGTTATAGTCCGCCATACCTGCCACCAGCATAAAGCTCAACAGGAAGTACACGGTGTATAGTTTCTCTTTCCCGGTAAAGGTGCGCCACCAAGCAATCTCACTGCTAAACAGTTTCAATAATTCCGCTTTCATGGTTCACGTTGTTTTCAGATTCGTTACCCACTTCTATGCCGCCACGCATCAAAGCCATTTTCCGGATCGCCTGCGCCAGCCGGGTGTTTTTCCGGTAAGCCAGCGAGTGCGATACCATTTCCCATGTACAGTTCATCAGTAAAGCGATCCGCTTTACCTCCCCATGTTCTACTACGATTCGTCTCTTCATTTCTATATCTGTTTTAATCTGTTATTGTTGTTACTTACTTGTAGGCAATCCCGGATTCGAACCGGGGACAATGGCTTCTATGGATAAGTTTCGCCTGTTCTACCTGCCTGAACTAATCGCCCACCCGTCTTTTCGGGCTATCTATTATCCGAGAAACTATTTGCTTTGCTCGTTAATCTTTGTTGTTGTTATTCAGTATTTTCCACCCTAAAAGAAAAGTTCCTATCTACCAATACCCGCTTCACAAAAGACAGGTCGTGTTTATCCACCGGAAAGAACACGGCTTGATAGTCCACGCTCGGATAAGCCTTGATAGCCGTTTTCTCTGCCATTCCCTTAACCAGTTCGTAAAGAAATCCTACTGTTTCTGCCGTCGCCTGTGCGATAATCACTTTTGCCTTCATCGTTTCTTATTTATATTCGTTTATAATCGGTTTCGTACTACATCCGTAGCAATTCCTCAGGGTATGAATCATTTTCTTGACGTAAGAATCTGGAGCGGAAAACACAATGCCATTCTCTTTGTTATAGTTAAAACTCACACCGTCCAACATCAGCAAGTTCGTAACCTTTAACCTGTTGCTCTGTACTTGCCATTCCTTAATCTCGTCCTTCATATCCTTTGTCATTTTTAAGTTTTACTTCTAATATTCGTTTATATGACCGCCTTTTTATATCTTTGAGGCGTGTTCATACTTTAAACACACTGCAATATTAGTACACATTTTGAAAACTACCAAATGTTTTCAGCTAAATTATTTTCAAAATGAAAACTTTTTATTCTAAGCAAGATATTCTGAATAGACTAAAAGAGGCCTATAACATAAACAGAGACACAGAGTTAGCTACACTTTTAGGTGTATCTAAATCAACCTTGTCAAATTGGGTGAGTAGAGATAGTATGGATTACGATAAGGTGTTTTCGAAATGTGAACATATTAATATAGACTGGCTCCTAACAGGTCGTGGTTCTAAGTTTAGAGAGGACTCTTTACCGCTGACGGGCGACAAGGACACGGTAAAAAAAGACAATTTATCCGAAATCCAGATTATTCATCACCCAAAAGTAGCCGACAGAATCATTACCCAACAATCTATACCAGTATATAATGTGGAAGCTGCCGCTAACTTGAAAACAATCTTTTCCAACAAAGACCAAAACATTCTCGGAGAGATTACTATGCCAGATATACCACGTTGCGATGGGGCTATTTATGTGAGAGGGGATAGTATGTATCCATTATTAAAATCTGGAGACATTGTTGGTTATAAAGAAATATTAGATTTTGACAATGTAATTTTTGGCGAAATGTATATCGTTTCCTATGATATAGAAGGAGATGAATATGTATGCGTGAAGTATGTAAATCATAGCGATCGGAATGGGTATATCAAACTGGTGAGCTATAACCCGCACCATGATCCGAAAGACATCCCTATTTCTCGGATTAGTGCAATGGCCCTTGTAAAGTTTAGTATTAGAATGAATACTATAATTTAAGTAGTATAAATACATAAAAGCAAATAAAACAGGCAGTTGTAGTAAATTATATATAGCAAAATAGTATTGAACTATATATAATTTACCCACCTTAATAACCAAATAAACCTCATTTTTTATATATTTTTGGATAGTTTTCATATCCGAATCAAGGTAAAATAATAGTTGTTTTGTCCCCCCAAATGTCCCCCTTTTAAACACATTTCGTTTTTGCATAATGCTTTTTGTCCCCCCCAAACGTCCCCCCAACTGTCCTCCCAACATAAAAAAGCGGTATTTCCGTCCGTTCAAACCGGTAGGAAACCCGCTATCATAAGGAAAGCCGTATGAATACGACTTAAATACTAATAAAACAACTACTTACTGCTTCTTATCAGGTGCGACTGGATAATCATCGCCCGTTTTGTAATCTTGCAGCCACCATCCGTCAATCCAGCGTGCAAAAGGCTGCTTTTGGTAATCCCGACTTCTGCCTCTGTCAACACGTCAAAGATGGCTGAAAGGCTACCGAAATAGTAATTCTTCTTCTCATAGATCAAATGTACATGGATAACCTTCGTCATAATTCATTTAGCATTTTATTTCTCGCAAATATACCAAATAATAATTATATAGAATAATCGAAGAAGTATTTTACAAAGCTACAGCCGGAATCAGTCAAAAGAAAAGAGGCCGTTTAAAGCCCCTTCACCTCTTTGGCAATCAAATGCCCGTCCGAGCCAATAAAACGTCCCTGCGTGCCCCGTTTGCGCCCATGCAGCCCCCCATATTAAACCGAATCTACCGCACAATTAAACTTATGTTCAAGAAATCCGTTCAAAACCCATTCAAATTTAAAACGCAATTCAATTCAATTAAACCGTTTGCGCAAATCGTTTTTCCCAGCCTGTTGTTCAACTACACGTCTAACCTATTGTTTTTCAGTTAAACAAGTCCCTTTTTACTCTATGCTGTTTTTACACATTTCGTTTTACCCCCTATAGATTCATGTATCGAAGAAAGTTTATAATCGTAAAAGAATGAAGGCAGATGCCCAGAGGCATCTGCCTTATTTGTTTTTAGTAGCCTAAAAGGAGACCTTAGTTCGCTGTATTGTTATTGATCGGTGTCTTTTCCTTGAACCATTCTACCAGTATCCCATTCTTGAAGCTTAGGATGTAGTAGCCTTCAGAGTAGTCGGCTATCGTCATGGTGACCGTCTTATAACTGATACTCTCTATGGGGCCGTCCGGGGTTATTCGTGCGCCAGCCGACTCAAAATCCTTTCCTAGTATCGATATAACCTTTTGCTTGGTCATCCCTAGCTCTATCTTATGCATCCGGTTATCCATTTTATAAGGATTCATTACCGTAGCGCATCCCATCAATAGGAACATTGTCAGCAACACGTATATCCCTTTCACCATCTTCATCTCTCTTTTTGTTATTTGTTGTATTGGGGGCTAAAGTAGACATTATCCCGGATATATAGTATCGTGAGGATATAAAAAAAGAGGAAAACCTTTCGATTTTCCTCTTTTCCTAGAGCGGAAGACGGGGCTCAAACCCGCGACCCTCAGCTTGGAAGGCTAATGCTCTATCAACTGAGCTACTTCCGCAATATGTATTCTTTCGGTTTTCGAAAGAATTGGTTCACATAGTGAACCGATCAATTAAGGTGGGCAGTGATGGATTCGAACCACCGAAGGCGAAAGCCAGCTGAGTTACAGTCAGCCCCATTTGGCCACTCTGGTAACTGCCCCCTTGTTCTTAATTGCAGTGCAAAGGTACGATTTATTTTGAAACCTGCAAGCGTTTAGGCAGAAAAATTTACCATTTTTATTGCGGTAACCGCTGCCTCGTCCCCTTTATTGCCATATCTACCTCCCGCACGATCCTCGGATTGCTGCATGGTGTCGGTAGTTAACAGGCCAAAAATGAAAGGGATATCGTACATTAAATTCAATTCTGTAATGCCTTGAGTAACGCCGGAACAAACGTAATCAAAATGTGGCGTGTCGCCTCTTACGACGCATCCCAGAACGATCACGGCGTCTAATTCTTTAGTCTCGGCCAATCTTTTGGCTCCAAAAGTCAGTTCAAAACTACCCGGAACTCGTTTAACTACGATGTTCTCCGGTTTCACCCCGTGCTTTTCAAGCGTGTTGCAAGCACCTTCCAATAACTTCTCGGTAATGTTCTTGTTCCATTCCGCAACTACGATGCCGATGTTCATCTC